TAAAGACTTTGCACAATTGCAAAGATTTCCCAATGTTGAACAATATTCACCAATACTTAAAAAGTATATCAAAGAACCTTTGCCTTTATTGCAATTGAAACAGTTAATTATTCGTGGTGATAAAGGCGATGGTATTCCAAACATTCTATCTTCTGATGATGTTTTTGTTTCTGGTGGCCGTCAAAAACCAATCACAGAATCTAAGATCATTAATTGGATGAATCAAGAACCAAAAGAATTTTGTAATGAAGATATGATGCGTAATTATTCTCGCAATGAGTGTCTTATTGACCTTACAAAAATTCCTAAAGATTTGACTGAAAAAATACTAGATATATATGATAAAACAAAACCAAAGTCAAAGAGTGAATTTATGAATTACATGATTAAGAATCGTTTGAAAAATTTGCTTGAAGTGATTGACGAATTCTAAAAGGAAAAAAATGGAATACCTATATTCTGAAATTCTTGAAATGTTCACTAAAGTTGAAACAAGAAAAGAAAAAATTAATGTATTGAAAAAATTTGAACACCCCACATTTAAAGAATTTTTAAATTATTCTTTTAATCCCGAAATAGTGTTTGATGTAGAAATACCTGAATACAAAGCATCTTTTGATCCAGCAGGACTAAATGTTTTGTACCTTGATGATGAGATTAAACGAACATATCGTTTTATTGTTGGTCATCCAAAAAGGTCACCAACATTAAAACCGTCAAAACAAAAAGAATTGTTATTGATTCTTTTAGAGTCTCTACACAAAGATGAGGCCGATTTGTATGTAAGGATGTTAAAGAAAGATTTAAAGATTCCTTTTCTCACTAAAAAACTACTTAAAGAAGTTTATCCAGATTTGCCATTTGAAGGTTGATTTATGAAAACTGTCGTTGTTTCTGGAGGATTTGATCCTTTACATTCTGGTCATATACAATACTTTAATGCTGCTCGCAGTTTAGGTGATAGGTTAGTTGTTGGATTAAATTCTGATGATTGGTTGACTCGTAAAAAAGGAAAACCTTTTATGACATTACATGAGAGATCTAAAATTGTACAATCTCTCAGTATGGTAGACTATGTTATGTTTTTTGATGATTCTGATGATTCGGCCAGATTACTGTTGAAGTTGGTCAAACAAACTTTTGCACAAGACGAAATTATTTTTGCAAATGGTGGTGATAGAACAAAAGAAAATATTCCAGAAATGAATATTGACGGTGTAGAATTTATTTTTGGTGTCGGTGGTGAAAATAAGACAAATTCTTCTTCTTGGATTTTACAAGACTGGAAAGAACCAAAAACAGAAAGACTTTGGGGTTATTATCGTGTACTCTATGATTCGCCAAATGTCAAAGTGAAAGAATTGACGGTAAATCCAAAATCTTCTTTGAGTATGCAGAGACACTTTTATAGAAATGAACATTGGCATATTGTTGAAGGTATTGCAACAGTTACGATTGAATATCCCTCAGAGTATAAAAAGTATCAAGAAAAAGAAACACACTATAAACAGTTTTACAAAAATCATACTACAACAATACCTCTTGGTGCATGGCATCAGCTTAGAAATGAAGAAAATACAGAATTGAAAATAATTGAAATACAATACGGCCAAAAGTGTATTGAAGAGGATATTGAAAGAAAAATGATTGTGCCTATGCCAGGAACAATTGGTTCAGCTAAAATTATTTTTGAAGACAAAGAATGAAAGTGGCAATTGTCACACCTACGATTGGTGCAGAAACACTTGCACAATGTATTGAATCCGTTCAGAATCAAACTTACCAAGATTTGACACATTATGTTTTTCTTGATGGGCAAGAATTTTACGAACAGATTCACCATGTTTTTTATGAAAAGTCCGGCAAAAGAGAAATAAAAACTATTGAATTGCAGGAAAATATTGGCAAAGGTTGGTATGGTCACCGTGTCTATGCTGCATGTTCGTTTCTAGTGAACGCAGATGCTATTTGTTACCTTGATGAGGACAATTGGTTTGAACCGAATCATGTACAAAAACTCGTAGAAGTTTTGGAAGAAGGTAATGATTGGGCATATTCCTTAAGAAAAATTTACAACAAAGAAGGAGAATTTCTCTGTGAAGATAACTGTGAGTCGCTTGGTAAATGGCCTGTATATTTTAATGATCAAGTATTCCATATTGATACCTCATCTTTTATTGTTAGGCATAATGTCGCTACTAGTATAGGTCACGCATGGTATGGTCAATGGGGTGCAGACAGACAATTTTTTTCAAATCTAAAAAGAGTTTATAGTAAATTTGATTGTTCTAATGAATATTCTTTGTCTTATAGATTGGATGGAAATCCAAATTCTGTGAATAAAGAATTCTTTGATAAGGGTAATGGAATTCAAAATGAAAAGTATGGTTCAGAATTTCCTTGGAAATCTAGAAGACCAAAATCACCGGGAATTGAAATTGGTCCAGGGATTAAAATCATTTCGTGATATGAGAACGGCTTTAATCACTGGAGTTTCTGGTTATCTTGGATCACATTTAGCCAAACGATTGAAAAAGTCTGGTTGGACTGTAATTGGTTTGGACATAAAATTTACAGCAAATCAGTACTTGAGTAATTTCTATCCTTTTGACATTGTCAATAGAGAATCTTTGTTATATGTTTTTCATCAACACAAAATAGATGTTGTCTTTCATTTAGCTGGCAAGATTGAAGTTGGTGAATCTGTACACAAACCTACTGAATATTTCAATACGAATGTTGCAGGAACTTGTATACTATTGGATGTTATGAATCAAGCTGGAGTGAAAAATATTGTGTATTCTTCCACTGCCGGCCTTTACAAGTCAAAAGGTACAAAACTTACCGAGGAAGACATTGTAAATCCCTTCAACAATCCCTATGCTGGCAGTAAATACGCAGCTGAACTTGCTATTCGCCAATCAGGATTTAACTTTGCAATTTTTAGATACTTTAATTTATCAGGAGCAGATTCTGATGGTGAGTTTGGTGAATGTCACGAACCAGAAACTCACCTCATTCCACGAATATTACAAAATATAAATAATTTTACCATCTATGGAGATATTTTTAACACACCAGATGGAACTTGTGTGAGAGACTATGTTCATGTTGAAGATGTTTCTTTAGCACATGTTGCTGGAGCTGAACATATCTTACAATACAAAAACTCAATTACACTAAACCTAGGAACTGGCGAAGGAAAGTCTGTCAGACAGATTATAAATTTAATAGAAAATACTTTAAATTTAAAAGTCAATTATGAAGTTGTTGCCCCTAGAGATGGTGATCCCGACTGCTTAGTTGCCGATATTACTCTTGCCGAAAAGATATTGAATTTTAAACCGAAACATGATATAGTATCAATTATACAAACAGCCTATGAGTGGGAAAAGAATGGTAGAGGAAAAGAGTAACGATTTTGTTTCGGCAGAAGACCGCATTAATCTCGGTCTTCTTGAAAATAGCATACACTTTCTAAACGGAGACATTGCTGAAGAAAACACTCTCTCGGCAATCCGTTGGATAATCTATGAGAATTTAAAGAGTGATAATGAGGTTTTGACACTTTATGTCAATTCTGACGGTGGTAGTTTGCCTGATGCATTTGCTTTAATTGAAGTGATGCGTAAGTCACACAAACCAATCCGAACTATCGGTATAGGCTCATTGTGTTCAGCTGCATTTCTAATTTTTGCCGCAGGTAAAAACGGTGAACGATTTATAGGTAAAACCACCACGATCATGTGCCATCAGTTTAGTGAATCTACTGATGGTAAATACCATGATCTCCAAACAAAAATAAAAGAAAACAAAAGAATGAACGACAGAATGGTTTCTTTGCTGGCGGAATGTTCTGTCTTGTCGGAAAAAGAAGTAAAGACCAAACTTTTACCGCCGAGTGATGTTTGGTTGTCAGCTCAAGAACTTGTAGAACTCGGTATTGCAGATCATATCTTTTAAGGGGAGGTTGTAAAAAATAAAATGATTCACGGTGGAAAGAAATACGAAAAAACTAGTAAAACTAAATTTAAAAAGAACAGAGATTCTGAAAATTATAAAATAAATAAACAAAAACACCACGATAAATCTACCTATCGTTTAACTAAAGAGGAAAAACAAAATGAATTCTATCGCTGAATCTAGAATAGAAACTTTGCAGGATCAAAAAAAAGCTTTCATTGAAAGTATTAAAGCTTTTGAAAAAGCTGTTGGCGATCTAAAGAAAAAAATTACTGAAATTGACGAAGAAATACAAATTCTAAAGGCGAACAGATGAAATATTTTGATGAGTTGAAAAGTAAGATTCGTGACATTGAAAAACGAATTGCTGAAGACGAATCGGAGAAGTTGCAATTGGAAATAGAATTAAATCGGCTTAAACTTGCTGAATTTGAAGAGGATATAAAAGAATCCAGAGAGAAGAAATTACTTAAAGGATAGTGTTGTTTTTATACAACAGTAGTGATTG